ATTCGTTCTCTTATTATATATAATGTGTATCAAAATTAGGGGGTATATTCTAGAATATGAATATTTGAATATGTTGTGCATCCTAGTTGCGAATGATTCGCAATATCAATAATACCTTACTCTTTTAGTAGGATATAACGTATTAGATAATGTTATATTGTATAAAATACATAATAAAAACAATAGCTTAACCCTAGAAAACCCTGTCATATTCACATATTCGAATACTTGAATGTGTTGCTTGGGGTAGGCATGGGCCATACGGGGGGTGTACGTTGCGTATATATGCTCAATGACAGAGATGGGGTTTTTTAAGTCTGTTAACCACATGCTATATTAGGTCATACATGCTGACATATCTGTATGTTATACTATAACACCCCTATTTTATTATATAATAGCAGTAATAGGTAAGACATTATGACCTATATTATGTAAATCTTGTAGGAAGCCCCAGGAATTACGTTATCTTTGTCCTGGACGTAGGGTACTGGGAGCATCCGTTGCGTTATTCTGGGGGCATCTCTGGGGTTCCTGGAGGTATTTCGTGGTGTTACCCCAGATATACGACAAAACAGCTGTACCCTGGCGATAAATTTAAAAAATATTTTGTCGTACCCCTTGACAGCGGGGCGTAATGTGATATATAATATACTTAATGTATTACATTACGCTTAACTCTAACTTTATTATTACTTTAATATATAGTAATATTAATACTTATAGTAATACTTAAAGTAATACTTCTAGTACGTACACTCGCTCAAACTTTTTTCTGTCGTATCAAGAAAAAGTGTTGACCTTAGTGGACAAAAAGGTATAACTAAGGATGTCCAAATCAAAACTGTACTCTTCAGACAAAGTGATAGAAGAGTTCTACAAAGCTTTAGCCGACAAAAACGAATCAAAGGTACGTAGGGTACACATACCACGTTCAGATGTATTCTATATACGAGAAAAAATTCACCAAGATACTGGCATACGATATTCACTCGACAGAGTAGAACGAGCTATGTATCTCGAAGGACATCTTAGCAGATATGATGTCTTAGATCCTGACAGAAAAAGAAAGTGGGAAGAATGACTATAGCTATGGAAAGAATTTTACAGTGGAAGATTATGCCACGTTTAATGATGTTGGTGATGACTGGCATGTATATCCGAGTTATTGAATGGGGAATGTCACTGCCTGATCTATCTACACAACAAAGCGCTATGATTTCAGTAGTAAGTGGTGCAATGACAGGTGCATTTGCAGTTTGGTTAGGAAGTGAAAAGAAATGATACAGGCCTTAATAGGACCAATAACAAGTTTAGCAGGTACATGGTTAAATGGAAAAGTTGAAACAAAAGCTGCAGAGACTAAAGCAAAAGTTGCCAAAGCTGAAGCTGAGGCGCAGATTATGTTGTCTCGTGCAACCAGTGAGGCAGACTGGGAAAAAATTATGGCACAAGGTTCGCAGTCTTCGTGGAAAGACGAATGGCTAACAATCTTGTTTAGTATCCCACTAGTACTTGTATTTACAGGTGACTGGGGTAGAGAAATAGTTGCGAATGGTTTTACCGCATTGGAAACCATGCCGCAGTGGTATCAATACACACTTGGAGTAATCGTAGCTGCAAGCTTTGGCGTAAGGTCAGCTACTAAGTTTTTTGGAAAGTAAACATGGCATTTAAATTATCAAGTAGATCGCTGGGTAAACTAGAAGGTGTACACCCAGATATGGTAAATACAGTTAAACGTGCTATTGAACTTACGAAGGTAGACTTCGGAGTTACATATGGCGTAAGAACTTTGGAAGAGCAGGAGAAGCTGTACAAGGCTGGACGTTCTCAAACTATGAAATCTAAACACCTTATTCAGGACTCAGGATATTCTCATGCAGTAGACCTAGTAGCTTACGATGGACCTAACGTAGTATGGGAATTGAATGTCTATGATGATATATGCGATGCGATGGCAGAAGCTGCCAAAGAGGTTGGCGCTGCAATTAAGTGGGGTGCAGCGTGGAGCGAAGGAGATATTCGCTCGTATGAAGGTACTGCAGAGGATGCGATGAATGCATACGTAGATCTTCGTCGTAGCCAAGGCCGTAGGCCGTTTATTGACGGACCACACTTCGAATTGATTTGACGGTGTAAATATTTTCTGATATAATATATTTGCAATAAAGTTGGGGTAAATAGAGAACCGTCCTTGTTCCCCTAACAGATTAGGACACAAAATGGCAACAACTAAGGACGTGGAGAACTTAAGCAACGGTAGAAAAAAATATCGTGGCGAAACCTTTCCAGGATATAATAAACCTAAGAAAACCCCAGGCGAGAATAAGAAGTCTGCGGTGTTGGCTAAAAAAGGCGACCAGGTAAAGATTGTCCGTTTTGGTGATCCTAAGATGTCTATTAAAAAAGATCAACCAGCAAGACGTAAAAGTTTTCGTGCAAGACACAATTGCGATACGGCAACTGACAAATTTACAGCAAGGTATTGGTCGTGTAAGGCTTGGTGATGTGGTTGGCGATAGTACTAGCTTGTACTAATCCCTCTGCATTATCTTGTGTAGTCTACGCAAAAGAAGACGAAATTTTTATAACTAAACAAGAATGTGAAGTAGAAACAAAAGCGATGGCAGCTCGTATGAATCAACTAGGTGCTTTAGCAAGACCCTCCTGCATTAAAGTAGGAACAAGTATATAGGATTAAAATTATGAAGACTTTAGTATTCGCATCTGCGTTAGCAGTTGCAGCAACATCAGTATCGGCTATGGACTTAGGTAATGGCCTGTCAATCGGATCAGAAGTAGACATGAGCTACGTAACTGGTGCAGATACATGGGCATTGGAAGCAACACCCTATGCAGCTATCTCACAATATGGCGTTACTCTTAAAGCAGAAACAACTGTAGACGTGTTGAAGATTAATGAAGATGACGTATTCAAAGGTGTAGACCTTACGGCAGAATACGTTTGGAATAACATGACTACTTACACAGAAGTATCTTCGGATGCAGACTTTGAGTTTGGTGACATCACTGTTGGTGCGAAGATCAAGTTTTAATTAGGAGTTCCTAATGCCTAAGAAGAAGAGTACAGTAAATGCTGCTGGGAATTACACCAAACCAACTATGCGTAAGAACTTGGTCGCAAAAGTTAAGGCAGGTGGAAAAGGTGGCAAGCCTGGACAATGGTCAGCGAGAAAAGCGCAGATGGTTGCCAAACAGTACAAAGCAAAAGGGGGAGGCTACAAGTAATGAAGGCTCCTCAAAAGTCCCTAAAGAAATGGGGAAAACAAAAGTGGCGTACTAAAAGTGGCAAGCCGTCTACTCAAGGTCCAAATGCTACTGGTGAACGTTACCTTCCTTCTAAGGCTATTAAGTCTCTTAGCAGCAGTGAGTATGCCGCTACAACCAGAGCTAAACGAAAAGGCACGAAGGCAGGTAAGCAGCATGTGGCTCAACCTAAACAAGTTGCAAAAAAGACGAAATCTTTTAGAGCCGCTAAGGGTGGACTTGCACGAGGTAAAAAGTGAGTCACAGTCTTGGTCTACTAGATCACATGCCTTTACCAAGTATGCCGTTTAATACGCATGTTAATACTGTATTTGAATCTGCAGATAAAGACAGGTCAAATAAAAATAACGTAGAAGAAAAAAGAGAGCCTACAAGGATTACTCCCGATACTCCTGTAGAAGACTTAAAACTCGTAAATCAAAAATACGCATACCACCCAGATCCTAACAAGCTTAGGATGCCAGACGGTCAGATAGTGGATTTTGTCGTAGCATAATAAGAGGTAGTTAATGCCCTATTTAACAAGTAGCATTCCGCATTTCAAAGCGTGGGTTCGTAGAGAATACACAAAAAACTTAGAAGAGTATCATGGAGAGTTCCTACATTGTATGGTCATTGGCGTCACTACTATGCCAAACAGGACTCTCAGCTTTCAAGTTATTTTTACAGGCTGCGAGTCTGACTTTGATGATGGTCCCAATATACATGGCGGTGCGATGTGGGCTAGATTACCTCTTGTAGCTTTGGTGGCAGATACCCCCCTAGAAGATTGGCCAGAAGAGTTACCACCGTATTTAGCACAACCTTGGGATTGTATGTCGCACCACCACAGTGTTTACAAACTAGAACGTGCAAGCCCAGCGCCTTGGATTGCAAAGGTAGATGGAGAGTTTTACCCAGCTAAGTATTACTTTACTGTAGATTATACAGACAGTGAAGTTGCAGACGACCCAGCACAACACAAACAGTCTCACGTACTGGAGTTGCTAGACGCTGGAGAATACACAGGTAACATTGTTGCATTACCCAATAACAGAGTGAGGGTAACTCACCCAGCTTGGTTTGAAACAGGAGAAGGTGCTCCAGACTTTAAACCAAACCAGCATATGTACAATTCAAAAGAAGATGTAGACTACGTGTGGAATACACAAAGAGTTTTCAATAATTTATACAGTGAGGAAGAACAATGAAAATGAAAAAGAAAGGTTATGCTAAAGGCGGCATGATGAAAAAAGGTTACGCCAAAGGTGGATTAAAACCAGCTCCAAACAAAGGTGCTGCATCATTACCTAAAGATGTTCGTAATAAAATGGGCTTTATGAATAAAGGTGGTATGGCTAAGAAAAAAGGTTACGCTAAAGGTGGTGCTATGATGAAGAAGAAAGCATACGCTAAAGGTGGTAAGGTAGCTATGTACAATCAAGGTGGAATGGTTAGATCTACTGGTACAATGAATACTGGCGTAAAAACTGCTAAGAACACGTATAAGTAAGGGATAATACAATGGCTGTATCATTACGAACATACCTAAACAATAAACTAAAAGAAAAGGGTATGACTGCTACCCAAGCTAAAAAGAATGCTGGTAAATATAAAAGCATTGCTGCAGCTAAAAAAGCTGGGTCACTTTATTATACCAATAAAGATGGTAAAGTAATGGCAGCTGTTTATGCAGAAGATCTTAAGAAAGCACCAACTACTTCACCTAGACCAAAAGCTCGCCCAAAGAAAACACCTGGCAAAGCTCAGGGTCCAACTCGTCGTGGTGTAATGACACTTGACGAAAAGATAGAAGTAGATAGAGCAAACAAAAAACCTATGAGTACTACAGAGCTGAACAGAATGGTTAAAAAAGCTATCGACGCAGCTCCAGCTAAAGTAGCACCTAAAAATAAAAGTCAGTCATCTAGATTTAATGCTTGGTTTAAAAACAATCAAAGCAAGTATGAAAGAAAAAATGGTGGCTTTAATATGGGGCAAGCAATTAAAGACTTTTCCCAAACACAACTTTATAAAAAGTAACAATACACAGGAGACACACACATGAGTAATCCATATCAAATCCGTACTGACATTTTATCTATGGCAAAAGAAATGATGGATAAAAGTTATGATACACAAATGCAACTAGCTTACAGCATTATGGAACAGTATAAAGATAATGCAGAACAAGCGTTAGAGGCTTGGCAACGTTATGTACCAAAGATGTACACACCAGATGAAGTAAAAGCTCAGGCAGAAAAACTGTACGAGTTTGTTACAGAAAAAGGCGAAAAGTAAATGGTAGACATAGCATACAAAACAGTTTCAGAAAGTGTTACTGTTTCCTCTACTTCTGCAGGTGCAAGCGCTGATGTTTTGTATACTTGTCCAGCTAACCATGATGCAGTAATTGAATATCTTGCTGCATCTAATGGTGGTACATCTAGTCAAAAAATTACTATTGAGTTTTATCACAATGATGATACCACCTATCACCAACTAGCTAAAGCTCATTCTGTAGCTGGTAATGATAGTTATCATTTAATTACATCTAATCGTTTCTATCTTCATGCAAGTGATAAGATTGTTTGTTCAAAAGATGGTGGTACTTTTGATGTTACTATCTCAGTAAGGGAGTTCTATAATCCAAATAGGACATAACGGGGTTGCAATATTAACAATAGTATGTTATAACTAAATATATATAACTACTCCTGCACAAACAAAAAGGAGTAGTGCAATGAAAAGATGGTTAAAAGCTTTAGGTAAAGCTGTTCAAGAAAATCAACAAAGACGTGCAGATTACAGAATACTGCAGATGTTAAGTGATAAAGAACTGAACGACCTTGGTATTGGAAGGTCACAGATAAAAGAAAAAGTATATGGCGAGAAACCTCACTGAAAAGCAACAAGCATTTTTAGATGCATTGTTTAACGAAGCCGAAGGCAACCCTGTCGCTGCATTAAAGATGGCAGGGTATGCTGACGGTACATCTACGACTGTTGTTATGGCTCCTCTTAAAGAAGAGATAGCTGAACGCACTCGTGATTTTATATCAACTCGTGGGCCTCAAGCTGTTTGGTCTATGATGCAAGTAATGAGATCCCCTACCGACTTGGGCAATAAAGAGAAGATGGCAGCAGCTAAGGACTTCCTTGACAGAGCTGGCTTTGTAAAAACAGAAAAAGTCGAAGTTAAAGCAGACAGTCCTTTGTTTATTTTGCCTCCGAAAGCAGATGAAAACTAAGACTTGGAAATTACCTAAACCTCAAAAAGAAGATGGTGAATGGGAGTGGGAACCGATAGTAAGAATCGGAAGGTTTGTGCCATTTGGTTATAGACAAGACCCCGATGATTGTGATATACTACAACCAATTCCAGAAGAGCTAGAGCTTTTTGAACAGGCTAAAAAACATTTAAAGCAGTATAGCTATAGAGAAGTAGCTGCTTGGTTAAGTGAAACTTCTGGTAGATACCTTTCCCACGTAGGTTTATATAAGAGAGTTAAACTTGAGCACAAGCGTAAGAAAGAAGCTTCAGTCCAACGTTTCTATGCCGAAAGGTACAAAGAGGCAGCAGAAAAGGCGGAAAAGCTCGAAGCCCAAAGACTCGGTGCAAGAAGTAGAGTTGACACCAGCAACTCCGAAGCCCGAGCCAGTTGAAGTAGAGCAGGTACAAAGAGAAATAATCTTTGAACCTAACCCTGGTCCACAGACAGATTTCCTAGCATCAACAGAACAGGAGGTCTTATACGGAGGATCTGCAGGTGGCGGTAAGTCATACGCAATGATTGCCGATCCTGTTAGATACCTGAACAATCCAAATGCTCGAATGTTGCTTGTACGTAGAAGCACTGAAGAGCTTAGAGAGCTTATCTCTGTTTCTAAACAGTTATATCCCAAAGCAATTCCTGGTATCAAGTTTATGGAACGAGATAAAACTTGGGTAGCCCCTAGTGGAGCTACACTCTGGATGTCTTACCTTGATCGTGATGATGATGTCATGCGCTATCAAGGACAAGCATTTAACTGGATTGGTTTTGACGAATTAACGCAATGGCCTACACCCTATCCTTGGAACTATATGAGGTCACGTCTTCGTACAACCAAAGCTAGTGGGCTACCCTTGTATATGAGGGCAACAAGTAACCCAGGTGGTCCTGGCCACCAATGGGTAAAGAAAACATTTATAGATCCTAGTATACCTAATGAAGATTTTTGGGCGACAGACACAGACAGCGGTGAAATTATTTCTTGGCCGAAAGGACATTCGAGAGAGGGTGAGCCACTATTTAAACGTAGGTTCATACCTGCTACCCTATTCGATAATCCTTACCTAGCTGAGGATGGGATGTATGAAGCAAACCTGCTTTCTCTTCCAGAACATCAACGTAGACAGTTACTAGAGGGTGATTGGGATATAAACGAGGGGGCAGCATTTCCTGAGTTTAACCGTAACATACACGTAATAGAACCTTACGACATTCCAAAAAGTTGGGTAAGGTTTAGAGCTTGCGACTACGGATATGGATCTTATACTGGTGTCGTATGGATGGCAGTAACCCCAGCAGAACAGCTGGTAGTCTATAGAGAACTCTATGTATCTAAGGTTACAGCAACAGATTTAGCTGATATGATACTTGAAATAGAGAGTGAAGAGAAGATACGGTATGGTGTTCTCGATTCTAGTTTATGGCATAATCGTGGTGATACTGGCCCATCATTGGCTGAACAAATGATTATGAAGGGTTGTCGTTGGAGACCCTCTGACAGATCTAAAGGTTCTCGTGTATCGGGTAAAAACGAATTACATAGAAGATTACAAGTGGATGAATTTACTGAAGAACCCAGACTAGTATTTTTTAACAGCTGCACTAATGTAATCTCACAACTACCGTCCATACCACTGGATAAAAATAATCCAGAAGATGTGGACACAAAAGCAGAAGATCACTTGTATGATGCTTTACGTTATGGTATAATGACTAGACCACGTAGCAGCATATTTGATTTTGATGCCAGCACCCAAAGATCTGGCTTTCAAGCGTCAGATTCAACGTTTGGTTATTAAGGAACTAGTATGGAAGAAGATGAAATCTTTGAAAACGAAATGATGATGGACGATGAAACGTCTTCTTCAATTGAAGATGTAGAAAAAGATTTGTACCATGATCCACAAGCTGGTGAAATTGTTCAGTTTGTAAAAGAAAAATATACTAAAGCTGAAACGGCACGACAACTTGATGAAGAACGTTGGATTCAAGCTTACCGTAACTACCGTGGTATATACGGACCAGATGTACAATTTACTTCTACAGAACGATCTCAAGTATTTGTTAAGGTTACTAAGACGAAAGTACTAGCAGCTTATGGACAAATTGCTGATGTGTTGTTCGGTGGCAATAAGTTTCCAATTACTATTGATCCTACTAAACTTCCCGAAGGTATTGAGGAAGTAGTAAACTTTGAAACAAACCCAGAGATACGTAAAGCTGTAGCTGAACAACCAGACACAATGGAAGAACTACTTCCAGGCGAAACATACCAAGAATATCAAGAACGTCTTGGTGCTATGAAAGCAAAACTTGCTCCAGTCATGGACGATGTAAAACCTGGAATTAATGGTAGTCCAACATCTGTACACATATATCCTGCAGAAGTTGCTGCAAAGAAAATGGAAAAGAAAATTCATGATCAGCTAGAAGAATCTCACGCAAAGAAACACCTACGTGCTGCAGCTTTTGAGTCTGCCCTGTTTGGTACAGGTATCATGAAGGGTCCGTTTGCAGTAGATAAAGAATACCCTAATTGGAATGACGAGGGAGAATACTCACCAGTATTCAAAACAATTCCACAAACATCGTCTGTATCTATCTGGAACTTTTATCCAGACCCAGATGCAGCTACAATGGAAGAAGCAGAGTATGTAGTTGAACGACACAAGATGTCACGCTCACAACTACGTTCTTTGAAGAACCGTCCGTACTTCCGTGAGAATGCAATTGACAACGCACTATCTCTTGGCGAAAGCTATAATAAAGAGTGGTGGGAACATGTCATGGAAGACAACACCGAACAAGACCACGCAGATCGTTTTGAAGTTTTAGAGTTCTGGGGTTTTGTTGATACAGAGATTATTGAAAAACAAGGTGTAGAAATACCAGAAGAGTTAAAAGACTCTGAGCAAGTTAGTGTAAATGCATGGATCTGTAATAGCCAAGTACTACGACTTGTAATGAATCCGTTTACTCCAGCGTACATACCGTACTTTGCTGCACCTTATGAAATGAATCCTTACAGTATTTTTGGTGTTGGTATTGCAGAAAATATGGACGATACCCAAACACTTATGAATGGTTTTATGCGTATGGCAGTTGATAACGCTGCCTTATCTGGCAACTTGCTTATTGAGATAGACGAGACTAACCTCGTCCCAGGGCAAGACCTCTCCGTGTATCCAGGCAAAGTGTTTCGGAGACAGGGAGGGGCACCTGGTCAAGCCATCTTCGGCACTAAGTTCCCCAACGTATCAAATGAAAACATGCAGATGTTTGATAAGGCAAGGGTACTAGCAGATGAATCAACTGGCTTCCCATCTTTCGCTCATGGTCAGACAGGCGTATCGGGAGTGGGTCGTACTGCTTCTGGTATTTCTATGCTCATGTCTGCTGCCAACGGCTCTATCCGTAATGTAGTTAAAAACATTGACGACTATTTACTAGCTCCACTAGGTAAAGCATTCTTTAACTTTAATATGCAGTTTGACTACGATAAAGAAGTTAAGGGTGATCTTGAAGTTAAAGCTCGTGGTACAGAAAGCTTGATGGCTAACGAAGTACGTAGCCAACGCTTGATGCAATTTATGCAGGTCGTATCCAACCCAGCTCTTGCACCGTTTGCACGTATGGATTATATTGTTCGTGAGATTGCTAAGTCTATGGATCTTGATCCAGACAAGGTTGGCAACAACATGTCAGAAGCAGCTATACAAGCTGAAATACTAAAACAATTCCGAGAAGCAAATCCACCTGAACCACAACCAGGAGTTCCTGGTCCAGAGGGTGCTCCACCTCAAGAAGGTGCACAGGGCGCTCCTGCTGGCGCACAAGTACAGGATACGAGTGGTGCAGGGGGTGGTACTATAGGAACTGGAACAGCACCTCAGCCAGGAGAACAGGGCTTCTCAGGCAATACTGGTGGTGAACCTACAATGCAATGAAGCTAGTCGTGAACAATACATTAAAACCTTTTGTAAATAACCCAGAGTTTTACACACCTTACATAGAAGAAATAGCATCAAGGATTGCTTTTACTCATGTAGCTCTTGAGCAATCCAGAGAACTTGATGAGGTCTACCGACTTCAAGGTGAAATACGTGCTCTTCGTAGCCTTTTAAAATTGCGAGATAAAATAAATGGAGCAGAGTCCTAGACCCAAGATACGTCCAAGATCTAAAACAAAAAGGCTTACCGTAAGAGGTAGACCAGTTTGGGTAGATCATACTGGGGAGGTTACTGGTAAAAAAGGCACTAGTTATTCTGAGGTTACAACTACTGTTCCTTGGGGTACTGGTTGGGCTACTTTGCCTACAATAGATGGTCAAGGTAAAAGACTTTCTGACGAAGAGGTGTTTAAAAGAACAGTTCAAGTTAGGAACAAACTTAGTAAGGGTGGGCCTGTTGACTTTATTACTGGTGAAGAGCTTCCTGTATTTAGTAGCCAAGAGAAAGCAGTTGAGTATGCGAAGTGGCGTTCTAGTACGATGTTTAATCCAGAAGCTGCAAAGAAAGGTTTTCCAGAAGAGTTCCCGATGCAAGAGGAACCAGAACCCAAAGGACCAATAGAAAGAAGAGCAGAACCTTACATTGAAAAAGGTAAAGACTTCCTAGACTATTTAACAAGCCCTAACCAACATGGTGTTTTTAACGAGGGCGGTTTATCTAGTTTTATGAATATGATTACCAGCCCACTTACTGGTAGATATAGAAGACAGAAACCATCCAGTGTTAAGGCAGCTGAAGTTGGCATAGAGTTTACTCCTGCAGGAACTGTGTTCGGAATAAACGACATTAGAGAAGAACTTAAAAAAGAAAATCCAGATTATTATAAAGTTGGGTTAATGGGTGGCGCAGAAGTTATTGGTCTAATTCCTGGATTAGATAAAGTAGCTATTGATGCAATCAGAGCTGGTGCTAAAAGGTTTGGTGGTACTAGAAAAATAGATAAAACTTTAGAGGCACTCAAAGGTCCAGATGCGGAAAGTATTGCTGCACAAAAGATACTTGCTGGCCCAGGTGCTAAGAGTTATGATAACAGGGCATTATATAAAGCTGAGGATTTAAAAGCCAGAGGTTATAGTCCTAGACAAATTGAAGAAATAACAGGCAGAGTTGAGACAGGATCTCCAGAAGATTACTTAGGACCAAGACCTAACCAAAAACCAAAAAGCCCTTTTAAATTTGAAATACCAGACAAAGGTATTATAATAAAAGAAAATGATGGATATATAACTTATTTAGAAGCTACTGAAAAAAGACCAGTACGAGTTGGAAATTTAATACCAACCCACAAAAAACTTTTTGAAGAGTATCCTGACTTAAAACATGTTGCATTTTATATAGATCCTGAATTAAAAACAGGCGCTCATTTTGATCCATCTAAGGGAAGTTATGGTTCAATTGTAGTTGGTCCAGAACACAGGGGTATTGATAATATTAACAGCTCTGCTTTTAGGGATACGTTTTTTCATGAACTGCAACATGCAGCTCAACATCAAGATGCTCTTAAAGTTGGCTTACAACAATTAGGCGGTAATCCAACTGGATATACTAAAGCTATTACAGAGACAAGTAGATTTAATCAGGCCTATAAAGAAACTGCCTTAGCTAAAAGCCCTAGAGCTATTAAACTTAGGGATAAGATGGTAAAACTTTTTAAAGAGGATGCTGATGGGCTAACTCTTGTTTCATCAGCTTCTGGAGATCGTTACTCAAATCCTAAAACAGCTAAAAAAATGGCAGAGTTGATGAGGGAACTTGAGGCAGAAAGTTTTAAAACATATATGCAAACAGCTTCTG